CACCGCCATTCTTGGTGATGGCTGCTATAAGGTCACCTGGGACGCCATCAACAAGCGGGTCCGGATCACGGCGCCGGACGTCAATGGCCTGTATGCCTGGTGGACCGGTGACGATCTCAACCAGACCTACCGGGTGGCCAGCCGCTACCAGCTCAGCGCCGAGGAGATACTCACCCTTTACAAGAAATCCACTTCGAAAAAGGTCGCCTTTATAACGGAATTGTGGACGTATAAGGATTTCACCCTCTATCTTGAAAATGATGTCATCGACAGGAAGCCGAATCCATACGGCTTCATCCCGTTTATTATCTTCCCCAATCTGCGCAAGCCCAAGCAATTCTGGGGCGTTTCCGATATCCCCTCGCTCATGGAGCCGCAGAAAGAATTGAACCGTGCCCTGTCGCAGCTTTCCCGCATCCTGGAGGTGTCCGGCAACCCCATCGCCGTGCTGGAGGGCGTCGAAGCATCCGAGGATATCCAGGTCAGGCCCGGCGCCGTCTGGAACCTTCCCGCGGATACTAAGGCCTACCTGCTCGACCTGCTGCAGGGCGGCGGAATCCGCCTTCACATCGACTATATCGACCTCATCTATCGCACCATGCACGATATATCAGAATCCCCCCGGGCGGCCTACGGCGGCATCCAGCACGAGCTTTCCGGCGTAGCCCTCGAGGTGGAGTTGCAATCCCTGCTTCAGAAAGTGAAGCGGAAGCGGTTGATAAGAACGAATATCTACAAGCGCCGCAATGAAATGATTTTGAAACTGTGGGCCAAGTTCATGCGGCAGGACTTCACCCAGGTGTCCCACCGTGTCTGCTGGGGACAGGTGCTGCCTCAGGACAAAGCCCGCGACGCTCAGAACGAGCAGCTATGTGTTCAGTCAGGCGTTCATTCCAGGCGCACCGCCATGGATAACCTCGGCGTGCGCGACCCCGAGCTCGAATTTGATAAATGGCTTGATGAACGCCGCCGCATACTCGAAATGAATAATGAATTTAAAGCGCAATCCACCCAGGGCGGAGCGAGAGAGCGTAAAGTCGCCCCGGAGCTGGAGCCGGTGCTTTAGAGACAGGAGGTACAGATCATGGAAAATGAAACTAAAACCGCAGAGGCCGCCAATGTTGAGGCCGCATCCCCACCGCCCCCCGCAACACCGGCCACGCCGGAGCTTTCGGAGCGCATCGCTTCGCTTGAGGCTTCGCTTGCAGAGCGTGATACTTCCCTGGCCGAGGCCGCACAGGCAATCGAAACCTTGAAAAAGGATTTCGCTGCCGTGGACACCGCACACAAAGAAGCGGTTACAGAGTACCGCAAGCTGGCTGTCAGCTCCAACCACATTTTTAACCCGGAAATGCTGGCCGGCAATTCTATCCCCGAGATCAATGCGGCCATGGCACGTGTTACAGACCTCGCGGTTAAAGTTCGTTCCAGGATCGAGGCCGATATCAAGGCTATCTCCGTGCCAGCCGGTGCCCCGGAACGGTCCGGACCCGATACCTCCGGCCTGTCGCCCAGGGACAAGATCAAGCACGCCATCGAAATGGACAAGAAATAACTTTTAAGGAGTTAATAATTTGGGTACGACATTACCGGAATATGCCAAGCTATCCAACGACGTCATGAAGCAGGGCGTCGTCGAAACCATCATCAAGGATTCCCCGCTGCTTACGTTGCTTCCGTGGGTGGAAATCATTGGTAACGCGCTCACCTACAACCGGGAATTGACTCTGCCCTCGGCGGAATGGCACGCCGTTAATGATGACTGGACGACCAGCCCGGCCGTCACGTTCGCACAGAAAACGGCTACCCTGTCCATTCTCGGCCAGAACGCAGACGTAGACAACTACGTCAAGCAGACCCGTTCCAATGTCAACGACATTGAGAGCGCAATCATCGAGCTTACCGCCAAGGCCATACGCCACGAACTGGAGGACACGTTCCTCTACGGGAATAGCGTCACTGAGCCGAATCAGTTTGACGGCCTCATCAAGCTGATAGATACCGGCACGGCATCCGACCAGCTCATCGCTGCCGGCGCTTCCGGCGGCGCTGCACTCACCCTGGATATGCTGGATTCGCTCATCGACGCTGTGAAAGGCGGCAAGCCCGACCTTCTCCTGATGAGCAGGCGGTCCCGCAGAAAGATCAATGCTCTGGCCAGGGCTGCCGGCAACAACCTGGAGCATGACGACAAAAAGCTCGGCATGTTCGTTGAGCTCTACAACGGCATCCCGATCGGCGTGAGCGACTTCGTCAAGGACGTCCACACGGTCAGCAGCTCACTCGAAACCGCTTACACGGGCGGCGCCAGCTCCACCATCTACGCAATCTCCTTCGGTGAGGACGGCGTTTGCGGTCTGACTGGCCCCGGAGGCCTCCAGATCGTCAAGATCGGCGACATGGAAACCAAGGATGCCAGCCGCACCCGTATCAAGTGGTATGTCAGCATGGCCTTGTTTTCCAACATCAAGGCCGCCGCCCTGATAGGCATCGCATAACGATATCTCACGGATTGAGTTTTAAGGAGTAATTACATGAGTTTTGCAGATCCCCAAGTCGGCCGCAGCGTAATTTGCGGCCCCGGCCCGGCGGCCGCTACCGTTACCCTGGCGGGAACCTGTGTTGAGGGTGACATACTCGGCTATTCCACCGGCTGGAAACGTGCGCTGGCCACCGCTGGCAGTGTAATCAATCCCCAGGTCGTAGCCCTGAAAGGTGGCGTCAGCGGTGACGTTATACCCGTGGCGCTCGTCTGTGTAGTCAAAGGCTATACCGGCGCAACTCCCGGCGCTCTCATCTACCTTGCTGAAGGCAGTTCCAGCGGCATGGTGACGGAAACCGCACCCACCACTACTAATGACGTGAAAACTGTTATCGGTGTGGCTCTCAGCGCTACCGAAATCGCCTTTAACTTGTCCAACGTCATAGTTCTCTCGGCTTAAAGGAGTGACTGCCCTTTAAGTAGCCTCCTCTAAATAGTGGGCGGGGCCGGCCCGGCACCGGTCCCGCCCGGATACTCGAATGATAGGCAGGTGATCAGGAAATGATTACTTTAACGACAATGCGGGTCAGCGTTCGCCGTGATCTCAAAGACGAGGACGCCGGCAATTATCGCTGGACAAATGACGAAATCGACCGGGCCATCGAAAAGGCCGTCCTCGTCTATTCTGAGTATTGTCCTTTGACGCAGCTCGACGCGACTATTGTTACTGTCGACCAGGGCAACACGGTTGACATATCCACGCTCACCGACCGCATTGACGTTTTGAAAGTGGAGCATCCCATCGATGAAGAACCGTACCCGTCCCGTCGCTTCAAGGTATGGGGCGATGTACTCACGTTTCAGGATGGCTATGTCGGCGATGGTGTTGAGTGCAATATCTATTGGTTGAAAAAGCATACTCTCAGCACAGCTTCGACCATACCCACTGTGCACGACCATATCATCGCTATGGGCGCAGTTGCCTTCGCCGTCAGTTCACAGGCGCAGTATCAGGTTAATCTTGCCAATACCGGCGGCCAGAAGGTCAACAAGGACTACAACTATTGGGCGAAAGCGGCCTTTGAGGCTTTTTATGATCAGCTCCAATATGTCAAATCCTATACGCCCAAGAAACTTGTCACCGGTGCATTAATCGCAGAGGAGTAAATTTATGGTCCGTAAAAATACTTTGTCGGGATCCGGACAACGAAAACCTGCAAAACCGAAGCTGAAAGAGCAGGCGTCTGAGGATCCGAAGCTGTTTAAGGACGGCCTGCCCATCACCGCTTATGCTATCCGCGAGGACGAGTACGATACTTCGACATGGCAGCTTCCGCACCACACTCCAAGCAAGGCCGTTGATCTCGAAATGCTCGAACATTGCACTCTGTTACTCAGCCGTTGGGGTGACCAGGGCGTCCGTTGTCATGCAGACCCGGAGCTGATCATCCTGGCCGCCCGCCATCTGGCAGATCATTACCGTGCAGCAGGCCGGCAAATCCCCGTTGCCCTGTGCGTGCTTATATAAAAAAACTGTAGGGGCGTACCTTCAGGTGCGCCCGAAGGAGAAAGAGAAATGGAAACCACCCCCCTGGACGGTTACAAGAAGATTATTGTAACTTTGCTAACCATTATCGCCGGTTCCCTGGGCCTGTTCATCACCGACCCGGCCAAGGCTCAGACGGTCGGCCAGTTCTTGGTTGATGTGATCGGTCCGGCTGCTGTTGTCCTGGTCGGCATCATCTACACTATCGTGCAGGGCCAGATCGACAAGGAGAAAGTCAAAGCTGCCCCCAAGATCGCCGCTATCACAAGCGAAGCATCCCCAAAAGCTGAGAGCGTAGCAGCCCCGCAGCCGGTTGTTGCGCCCGTAATCCCGGCTGCGCCGGTTGACAACTATGTGCCCTTCGATCTCGACGCCGCGGTCGGGTCCGCCGAGGAATCCTGCCGTAAGGATGTCCAGGAAGTAACCCCCATCAGCCGGGCATTCTATTTCTATCCCATCGCCAGCCATTTCGACCTGCGGGAGGTGCCGCGGGAGAAGCGCATATGCGAAGCGAAACGCCTCATTGATAAGACCGTCGAGCTTTTCAGCGAGGCCTTCAAATATCAGACGAAGCTTCCCAAGCCCCCCACCCCCGCCGAGGCCAACAATTATCACGCCTATATGCTCAAGCTGAAAAAGGACTACGAGAAGGCCAATAATCTCACCTGCAGCGACAAGACCTTCGAGGATCTGCGCAACCTCGTATCCTATTTCAACGAGCTCTACAACGCCCAGGACGGCCTCGCCCAGCTCAGCGGCAAGACCGTGGACTGGTCGATCTACGGCGGCGGCGCTTTCACCCCTACCCAGGTCGGCTGGGACTACGTGAAGTTACTTTAATCGAATGCGTACTTGTCATTGCGAGGAGCGCAGCGACGCGGCAATCTAATCCCCGCCGCGCCGCTGCCTCCACAAATTAAAGGAGGCGGAACCTTGCGTAAAGCCAATGACCCACTGGCTGTAGTTCACCGGGACCGCGGCTGTAATTTGTTCCCGTCGTGTCTTGAGTGCCCTTTGCCCCGCTGTCCGGAAGACAGGCCCTATGGCAAGGCGGATATGCGTATGTTTTCCCGCGCTGTCGAGATGTTCAAGCTGCGCAAACAGGGCTGGTTGATACGGGAGATCGCGGCGCATTTCAATGTATGCGACCGCACGGTTTACCGCTCGCTGATCTTATTTAAGTCCGCTGATGCGGGTTGCGAGGGCGTGTCCCTGCCGTAAAAGTAGACGCCGTGCCGGATGAGTTTAATTTGTTATGAGAACGCTCTCAGCCGCCCTTACTGCCGAGCAGAAAAAGGCCGCCCGCAGGCCGCTGGTTAAGGTGGAGATTGCCTCTTACGGTCACCCGGCCGCCGTGGCCGCTGAAGCCCTGCAGTGGAGTGATTACAATTGGGAGCGGTTAACATTGAGCACCGACACAACGGCTGTCGGTAAGCACGCCCTCGCCATCCCCGCCGACGGCTCCGTCTGCCGCGTCCGGGCAGGCGCCACCATCTATTACCAGCGGGTCACTTCCCCGTCCGGATCATCCACCTGGACATCTTGGTCCTCATGGGGAGGCGGCACCGGCTCGCCGGTCGGCCTTGCCGCTTCAGGAACTGAGGTTATTGCCTTCTGCGATGACGGCGTTTACCTCTATTACAAGAAAAGCACGGACAGCGGCGCTTCCTTCGGCGCGTGGACGGCTATGATGAATACTCGCCCCTGTGAACGCGGCTGCGCTGCTGCCTTCAAGCCCAACGGCGACCTCGCCGTGGTCCACGCCTCGGACTTCAACGACCCGACTTCCCTGTA